TCAATTATAAAAATCTGCCCAACCGAAACATTAGAAACCGCCAACGTGGCATTGCCCGTAAGTGTCACAACGTGGATATTAGACGACGCCATATCAAAGGTTATAGTTGAGCCATAGCTGTCTGCCGTAACAGCAGGAGTAGAACCATTGATGGTTGGCTTAGTAAGAGTTTTATTAGAAAGAGTTTGGCTATCTGATGTCCCAACAATATTTCCGGACGGAAGAGTTTTCCCGCTATCTTTAACCAACTTTCCGGTTGTGCCATCATATATAACAACAGCACTATCAGTTGCAGAGGCTGGTCCAGAAACTTTTGCATCAACAGCCGACTTGACAACATTATTACACGGATACTTGGTTGTAGAAGTATCTAAAGATGCAGTCTCTTTATTTGCAGAATTTTCTGGCGTATACCCCAATGCAGTCTGAAGATCAGCAATCTTTTTCCCGCCATCTTTAATAAGTTTTCCTGTCGTCCCATCAAAAACTGCAATATCTAGGTCAGTCGCAGAGGCTGGACCAACAACATCTCCACTTCCTGTTCCGTCCACCCCTTTCTGTGCCATTAAATCCCAATAAGTGGTATTGGTTGGAGGATTACCAGTGCTTGCCAATTTACAAATGTAAGATGAACCATTATATGAAACAGCATCATTGACAGAGTAAGAAGTTGAATTGTTATATTCGCCCCTCCAAGTTATATCAAGTCCATCTGCTCCTGCTGGTCCTTGTGGTCCTTGTGGTCCAACATCTCCTTGTGGACCTTGTGGTCCCTGTGGACCCTGTGGTCCTTGGGGTCCCTGTGGTCCCTGTGGTCCAGTTGGACCCGTTGCTCCCGTATCTCCTTTAGAAGCAACCAGCGCCCAATAAGAAGTGTTAGTGGGCGCATTTCCTAACGAATTTTGAATACAAGTATAACAAGACCCGTTATAATTTACAAAATCACCTACATAGTATTGCGTAGATGCATTATATGTTCCCCTATTGACAGATGACCAAAGTTTATTCATATTAGTCTTTATTTATAAAATTCCAACCCGACCCAGCTTCTTGTGTTATTAAAAATTCATCTTCATCTTGTCCAACCAAATAATAATCACCACTTTCTGAAACAAAATAAATTGTGATATCACTTTTATTGATATCGTCCCAGCTGCCACTATTTTTTGTTATAAAATCCCAGCTCATTCAAAATTATATTTTTTTGGCGTAAATTTGACCTTTATTTTTTCTCTTTGGGTAAAGTAATCTACAAATCTTTGTCTCCACTCGTCTACTTTCAATTTTAAATAAGAAACTTTATCGTTTAGTCCGTTTATTGTGGCGTATTCTAAAGATACCAAAAATGGAATAATCGGATGCAAAACAGCAGGAATTCCCGGCTCTTTATCTGTGTCCGTTGAAACAAATTCTAAAATATCTCTAAACATATAAAGCCTAACTTTTGAAACTTGCGTTGTGTCAGGGGCAGGCTTTAATCTCAAGCTAAACCCATCAATATAATAATAAATCGGTCTGCCATTTGTTTTGTAAAATTCATCAACGGCAATGTTTTTTAATTCATCAATGCTCATTGGATTAACAACATACCAATTTCCATCTATATCCTGAACTTCAACCCTTTGAACATCAAAGGCGGTTGAAGGTAAAGAATAATCATTTTGCCCATTTACAAGCGTTTGTTCTGCAGTTGCAAAAGTTGTTTGGTTAGAGTCATCAAATTTCCAAGAATTAGAAAACCGCCAGGCATCTAAAGCAAGTTCTCGCAAAACTTTATTTGTAATTCTTGCAATGTTTGATGTTGTTAAAGATGTGCTATCTGTTCCTGTAAGATACCACACATCTTGGCAAATTCCCGAATTATTGGTTGTGTCATTAAATTTCATAAACAAAAACGCCGACAAGCATTGATGCTCACCGGCATTCTCCTCTTAATTTTAATCTCTTTAAATTTAATGTCAAGACTTAAAAAATATAAATCTTATATCTTGTTTCCCATCGTCTTCCTCAATTTCAAACTTCTTAACATTAAAGTCTTTAACCCACGCCTCCACCCGCTCTCTACTAATATTCTCATAATGATTATCTTCGCCCACAAACTCATAATGCGAAGGACGATTTACATTAGCCGTCGTTCCAATTAAAATTCCTCCCTTTTTAAGTAAATTCCAAGCATTTTTTATAGACAAATCCGCATATTTATCGTGTTCTAACATCTCGGTTGTTATCACAACGTCAAACTTCTTTCTAGATTTATACTCGTGAGCCCTGCAAACAATATCTACGCCGTTGCCAGCCTGTCTATCTACGCCAATATAATCGCAATCCTCAAAAAATTGTCTTGGGGTTCCATTTATGTCTAAACTTCCAATTTCCAAAACTCTAACATTTTTAAATTTATCCGGATATTTTTCTTTTGTTCTTTTTAAAAAATCCAAAACCTCTATATGCATTTTATAAAAAATGTTTAATCGCCTTAACCCATTTTTTAATATTATCTCTATACTGCCAATTGTCTTTAATGTAATCATAGGCATTCTGCCCCATCTCTAATCTCTTTTGTTTATCTTCAATTAAAAGACTTAATTTTTCAACCCATTCTTTTTCGTCGCCAGCTAAAAAACCAGTCTTACCATCTTGAATTGTTTTAATTCCCTCTATTGTCTCACAATAAGGATAAAACCTTGAGGCAACCGTCGGTATTTTATACATTGAATATTCCATCCATTTGATGTGCGATTTACATTTATTGAATTCGTTATCTGCAAGCGGCGCTAAACCAATATCAAACCCCTGCAATGCCAAAAACGGCGGATAAAATTTAAAAGCAGGAACACCCAACTTAATTTTCACTTGATAGTGATATTTGCCAAATTTTGCCTTAAATGCGTCTCGCCTTTCTTTCCTTACTGAGCCAATTAAGTGAAACTTAACATTCGGATATTTCTCAAAGATTTTATTCATAACCGGAACAATTATCTCCAAATCATCGTCGTGTGTTATTGAACCAGAATATCCAACAATTATTCTACCGTCGTGTTTTTCTGAAGGATAAAGCCAATCTAAATAATCATTACAATTAGGCAAAACAAAAATATCTTTTTTAATTCCGTGAACTTCTTTAAGGTGTTTTTCGATTTTCTCTTTTAATGGACGAGTTGAAACAAATAATCCCGTTGCCAAAGAATAAGAAGTTTTAATTGTTAATCCGCCACCAGTTTCAAGTTCTTTTTTGGCGGGGTTAGAATCAGGAATATCATAAATATTATCATCAACATCAATAATTAACGGCTTTTTATAGCGATCAGCAAAAAACAAAAGTGGCACTAGGGCATTTGGATTGTCGCTGTATTTTGTAATTACCACATCAAACTCACGAAAAACTTTTCGCCAAATTTCTTGGGCAGACGAACCAAACCTATCAAGGTTTTTCCCAGCCACCTCCACATCAAAATAGTCTTTTAAATAATGAGCAGGCTTTATAATTCGGTAATAACCAATCGCACCAAAATCGCCAGTTTTTAGCCTATAATCATTTGTCCCCCAATCTGTATAAATTAGTAAAATTTTATGCTTTTTCATCAAAGCTCATTTCGCTCTCAAAAAAGCCATCTTCTCCTTTAATTCGACGAATGTAATCACTAACAATTGCCAAAACCTGAGGGCGTGTTCTGTGGACAATGCCAGCTGTATTAACATAAAGATTTTTAACGTCATCATAAATTTCATTAGACGGCAAGGCACAAATATAAAGATGCTTCCAATAAACACCAGCCATTTCCGGATAAGCCAAATTAACCCTAATATTAAAACCAGGATCTATTTTTTTTAATTCGTTCTCAAAATCAGGTATAACTTTCATATTTTTAAAAGAGATAATTCTTGAGGTCTCTGCACCATCAGGCGGGTTCGCAGAGACTTACCCGTCCGATGGACTCAAGACTTATGCTACTTAGGCAGTAGCGCCAGTCTTCACATTCACCACCCAGTTCGGATTAAGAACTTTGGTAGCAAATGTCGCTCTCCAACCAACCGTGCTAAAAGTATTGAGAGGATTGTCAGTAGAAGCAGGACCAGGTTGTTTTACGTAGACACGAGAACCAGGCTGACCCTCTATGTTAACTGTTCCATAAGCATTTTTACCAAAGATAAAGTTGCTGTAAACAGTTGTATTCGAGGTTTCAAATTTACCCTGGTTTGTCTCATAAAATTCAACCCCGTGCAATCTACCAAGTTGTCCAGCCTGAATGTTTTCCGGCGTAACATATCTATAAGCATCAAGCCATTCAGAATTACCCATTAAGTCATAAGAAGTCGCAGGTTGAACAATGCCCTTATAAAAGCCATTCTCAAACCTTTTAGCCTTGTTTGTCTTAAGGGTTCTGACAGCCTTTCTTATTTCAGCGCCAGTCAAAACATCAGAAGCGGCAATTGCTGAAAGAGCAGATTTTCCGCCAGCAAACTGAACAGTTGCATTTGTATAGAGTTCCTCTCGGATAAGAGCATCTAAACTTTCTCCAGCATTCTGTCCGAGAACCTCAACGTGCTCTTGAAGATTTTCATCAAGAGAAGTGAGTTTAAACAACCCAGAAACCTTTGTCCAGTTCCCGTAATCAGCCAAAACGGCTGTCACCTGGGTTGTAGTCATATCCACAGAAGAGGGGATAAAATCAGATTCAGTGATCGGGGTGGTCACGACAGCAAGAGGAGAAAAACGATTCCAAGTAATAGTTTTACCACTATACATTGGAACGGTTTTCCTTTGGGCTCCCACATCGTGAACCAGCTCAGCCTTTGCCCTCTCCAAGAAAACCCTATCATAGTAAATCTGCATCAGGTTAGTCAGGGTAGTCGTCAATGAAGCCATATTTATAGACTATCCCTTATAAGAGATAGCCTGTTTTAAAGAACTATCTCTATTTCGGAATAATCTTTTTCAAGTCCTCAAGAGACATAGACCGAAGTTGCTCTGACGTATATTTCTTTTCAATATCAGATTTACCAGATTCAACATCTACTTGAGCCTGCTCTGCCTTTCTCTGCTCTTTGGATTTTTCCAAATAAACAGATATCACAGGAGATTTTAACGCTTCTTCATAAGAGACATTTTTGGCTTTTGCATAAGTAAAAACCTCCTCCATCTCTTCTTTGGTTAAATCTTTCCCGTGAAAGATGGCAAACTCAATTTTCTTTTGAAAGTCCTTGTCGTCTTGAGGTTCCACGACCTTTGGTTTTGCTTCCTTCATTTTTTGGAGGCGAGCGTAAAGTTGTTTATTTACACTCTCAAGTTTTTTAACTTTTTCCTCCA